AGGAAATGAACATTCATCTCATCGATGCCTGATGTTCTAGCACCTCCGGCAGAACCTGTTATCCAAGTTTTATACCTTCGGTCTTCAGTTTCAGACGCTCTGTAACGAACATGCAAGAAAGGTCTTTTAGCATTTTTACCCATTACTTGGTCATAAACACTTGTTGAACCCGCAGGAACCATAAGTCCAAAGACTTCGCCCGCATGGATTCCACCTCTCATAGCAGCATCGTTAAGATACTTCCAATCTGATTTGTAGAAATCATAGCCTCTTCTGAATCCTTTGAAACCTAAGTTAAGAGCCATCTCTTCATCGTTATCGAACAATCCATAAGATGTTCCGTTAACGCCATAAGAGTTTTGAGCAGCTAACATATCATCGATATCAAAGCTAAGTTCTCTATTACAGAAAATTACATTCTCCTCAATAGAACCTTGCTTATCAAGTCTTTGGATGATAGCATCAAAATCAGCAAGAGATGAAGGTGCGCCACTGAAGACGTTTCCTCTATTTCTTACTACCCAAAACACACCCTGAGAGCCTTTGTTACCGACGTTATTACCGGCAGCAATAGCTGCTGCACCTGAACCTACTTCAGCAGGAACGGCTTCAATCATAGCAGTTTCTAGGTAATCATCAAACCTCATTCTTGTGTCAGACTCAGACTTAAGATACCATAGATATCCTGTTGCGCCTAACTCAGAAGTGATTTCTACCCATCCGATTTGCGCCATGTCAGAACCACTAACAACATATTTGTCTCTGATTATGATTGGCGAGTTCTCGAAGATGTAGTCATCAGATTCCAATGCAAGCATTTGTGCGTCATCAGAAGCTTTCTGAAATTCAGAACCATATATAAAAACAGAACATGCAACCCCTGCGCCAAAAGCTTGACCACCGGCTTCATAATAAGCTACAGTGAAAGTTTGGGCTGCGGCCGGAGCGGGCCCCGATACTGCCGTTACAATACCTTTATTCCAAAGAGTAGTAGCTCCTGCGTTTGCAGAAATCATTACAGTTTGGCCTACTTTAATAGCAATGTTGCCTTGTCCGCCGGTAGTAACACCACCGCCCGGAAATGTAGGAGTAAGGTTGTCATTAACAGTAATAACGGCAGTGGCATTTCCTGCGCCAACTGCACTTGTACAATCTGTATATTTAATATGCAGACGACCCTGTTCAGTCCATTTAATTAAATCAGAATTGGAAGGCATTTCTGCACCTACCATTCTTAAAAAAGCGGAAACGCTTCTGTTTCCGTATCTCTCGAATTCCTTCTCATATGTATCAGGTAAATACTGATTTAAGAAATCGAAATTCGTGATGTAGTTTGTCGAAGTTGCGACCCGTTCCGCACTTGGAATTAAGTCAAACCCCGGAGTTGGTAATACACTCATTATTTCTAAGTTTTAATTTTTAAAATTATTGTCTTTTTCTACTTTTTATGCGCAACCCATTGTTATTACTATTTTGGCTTACTGCACGAATTGATAATCCTCCTTTGCGAACTGCTTCAGGGGAACGCCTCATCTCCATATCTATATTCTTAGAGTTTTTAGCGTCCGTCTTAACTGCGTCTGCTTTGCCTTGTTCATAAAAGAACTTCGCAAACTTATCAGGATTCATAGCAAGTGATAATGCCCTATGATATGCTCCCGCATCTGTAATTAAGCCATCTTTATCAAGATACTTACCAATAAAATTAGTAATATCTGATTGAGAGTTTTTTAATTCCTCTGCGGAACCCGGCGAGAAAATAATGTTTGTGTCTCCAACTTTAAAATCAAAACCTTTGAAATCATTATTAAAAACCTCGTTCGTCTTGTCTAAAAACCAATCGGAACGTTTATTTGCCTCTTCTTCCATACTTTTGGACTTGGCAAGCTGCTCTCTAAGGCTCTCTAAATCTTTGGTTTCGCTCGAAGAAAGACCTGCCGCACTTGACTCAAGGGGTAGTTTGTATTTTTCTTTTTGCTCATCAAAGTATTTTTTAGCTTTAGTAATCGCTCGCTTTTTAGCTAACTTCCTTTTTTTGATATCTGATTCATCATCTAAATCCTCATCATATGCAAACTCGGATATCATATCCTGCACATCATCGGAATCTAAACCTTCTTCAGTTGCCAAATAAAAATCAGCTAATATTTTATCAGGCTCTACTTCATCGTAGTCTTTATTAACTTTAATAAAGTCTTCAATGCCTCTGCCTGTTTCTTTTTTATACTTAAAGAACGCCGATACATCTTCAGGTAATTCTTCGGATGTTTCGCGCTTTTCAATTAACTCATCAAGAGAGTTAACTTCTTTGCCGTATCTATTTCTAATATGTGAAAGAACGTCTTCATCTTTAAGTTCGATAGTTTTCTCAGGTGTTGTGTTTTCCTCTTTTAATTGGTCAACTATTGTGGTTTCGTTGGGGTCGCCATACTTTTCTTCGTGCTTCCTCAACAATTCCGCTTCCACCTCCTGAGTAGATTTTTCTTCTACTTCAGTTACTTCTCTTACTTTAATTTCCATTTGATTTGATTTTATATTTACAAAGTTATGAAATTTTTTTCAACTATTTTTAAGCATTTTATCTTGGCTCAAATTCGGCAAGGTCAAAACCATCTAAGCTATCTTCATTAGATTCAAAGATTTGAGGCGGCAAATTATTTTGTCGTTGCTCAATTAATCTCGATTGTTCTGTATTTGCTTGACTTATCCGCTCTGCTTTCGCCGTCTCGCGTTGGTCTTCGCGTTGTTGTAAGGCGTTTTCACTTACATCACGCAACTGCTTATTATAGTTGAACTCTTCTGCCATAAGCATTTTCTTCATTTCTGCTTCGGCTCTCATTTTTTCTATTTCAAAAGCTACTTCAGCTTGTTTTATCTGCATAGCCTGTTGCCCTTCCATTTCAATTTTCTGCATTGCCGTTTGTGCGGCTAGTTGTTGAGATTGGAGTTGACCTTGTTGCTGAATAGCTTGTTGTTCCATTGCTATACGCTCATCATGTTCTTGTTTTTGGCGACGTTTAACTTTTAGCAATTGATTAGCCATTTTGATATTTTTTATCTCTCTGATATCAATAGCATCTTCAAGATTAATATCTTTTTGTTGTAACGCCATTTGAATGTTAGCTTCTAGCTGCGCTTTTTCTTCTTCATCAGGAGCAACTTTTATAAAAATACCGAAGTCGTAAATATAAAGGTCTTTAATATCATCAAGAACTTTAAGATTATACTTTCCTATTTTATTGGCAAACTCCTCTTTAAAAGGCGCAAACTCTAAAATATCAGCAACCCTGTAGGATAAAGACTCCGCTAACGACCTTAGAATATATAAGCTTGCATCTAAGATATGTCGTGTAGCGACATTGGAGTTTAAAGCCGCAAGCTTTTGTACTCCCACAAGAGAATATGGGTCAGGAGTAGTTCCATCTCGCGCTTCATTCAATCCTGTTACGGCTCTAATCATATCTAAATAATGATTGTAGTTTCCTATTAAAGCCTGCATTTTTTGTTGCCCTGTATTGCCTGTAAGCTGAGTTACCGGTATTTTACCATAATTGTACTCTCCCTCTTGGGTATAGCTTCTTCCAATTACACTACCTGTTTGGAAATAAAGCCTTAGCGCATCTTCGGGATTGTAAGCATTGCCTGTACCTAAATCCACCTCATTAAGTCCGTCAGCATCAATAAACACGCCATCAGGAACCATTCGAGATATTACTTGTTGAAGCTTTAAGTGGGTAAGCTGAATTAAATCCGCAAAAGGAATCATCCTTTGCAACAAAGACTCAATTCTTCCTTTATACATTCTAGGGGCTACGGCTATATAATTAGGTAAGGCATGTTGCGTAGCAGACTTAGGGCGCACCATATTTTTAGCCATTTCCCATTTTAACATAATGTTGGTACCCATAATCATTACCCCATCATACCACACATCAATTGTTTTTTCTATTTTCTCAAAGTTTCCCTCTTCCATCATTTCGTCAGGGGGATTAAAAGAATCATCTTTCTCTATTACCTTTTCTCCACCACCATCAACTATCTTTTTTTTGTGAACTACTTTCTTAGTGGTTTTATAATTAAAATATAAAACGGTAGCCGTATCTCTATAAAAAATACTATTTTCATAAAACTGCTGAACATTATAGTAATTATACCATGCTTGTGAATATTGAGAAATGGTATCTAAATCTTCATTGGTTAAGGTAGGGTCAATCTTTACTAATTCAATAATGGGAATAGCTTTAATTTCTCCCCAATAAAAACAATCTTTAAAATGAGGGTCTTCTGTATAACTATAAATTACATTCGCAGGGTCTACATATTCTACTTTAACTCCCGCTCCGGGCAGAAACTCGGTTTTGGCCATTCCTACCCCCAACACCATTAGGTCATAATCCATGCGTTTGCGAGTATCCATATAATGATTATCCTCCAACATGGTATTAATAGCTTCTTCTTCAGCAATTTCAATAGCGGGCTTATAGTTAAGTTGCATAAATAATGACAACTCTTCATCGCTTTGAGGTAAATCATCCACACTCATAGTAAAAGGGTCAACTTGAAATTCTTCAGAAATAATGCTTAACACATCTTTAGCTACCATCTGTCCTTCAATCTCATCTTGATATTTACTTCTATGGGCCGCCGACATAGCGTCTTGAGCATACGCTTGCACTTTAAACAGTCTATCAGACATACCATTAACAACAATATCTACAAATTTGGGCAGAATAGGAACCGGAGTCCAATCAAGGTTTAAGTAGGATAAATCTCCATCAATAGCTAACTCATTCTTATATTTAGCAATGGATTGCTCTCCGCGTGCATATAAACGTAAGCGATGAAAATGAGCCCATTGGTCATAGAATCTACAGTTGTTATAGTCGCGTCTAAACCACTCATATTGAATAGCTTGACCAATTTGTAATCCATACTCAAATGTGGCCTTTTCAGCATCTGACACAAATTGTGAAGGAAAGCCACTTGGATTGATATTTATTTCTACTTGTTTCATTATTTTAAAATTTCACTTACACTACCCTTATTGTTATATCTTGCAAAGTTAATGCTTATTTTTGACTGTTGTTTTTGCGGCGTATACAAATGCTTTTGATTTGCCATAATCGCCAACCCTGAGCTTATTGTTGCATCAAACTTTGTTCTATTGTTTATATTAAATTTTGCCCAATCTTCTAATGTGCGCGTAAAGTACATCGACCCCATCTCATCGGAATCTCGATATATTCCTTGCAAATCTATGCCTACATGTTTTTCTATATAGGATTCAACGGCAGATGCATGGGATTGTTTGACGTCTTCGGAGGAGTTTGGAATGCCCCCAAGCTCTCTTTCGGTTTTTGAAAGCTTATTAAAGATTTTATCAGGTCTATTTAAACAAAATCCCCGATATCCTCTATTTTTAAAATGATATAAGAGTCGGGGTTTGTTGTTCTCAATAAGAATAGGCATCCCATAAAATATACACGCCATTAACACTTCTTCAAAAAATATCTCTGCCGTTTGTGGTCGAGCCACATACTCTAAAAAGAATTCATTACTTGGCGCATCTTCCATATTAAACTTTGTTAGCCCATGTAATGCCCCATTAGAACCTCTTCCTCCCACTGTGCCGGAAATGTCATAGGAGTCACACCCAAACGAGCCAATGTGTTCATTGCCGGGCATTTTTCTTCCTCGTTGATTTACCACTCTGTTTTGAAGGTGGTGGGGTGGAAGCCACGACACTAAAAAGCGTCCGCGTTTTTCCGGCGTCCATACTACTGTGGTATCTTTTATTCCATCTTTCCAATGAAAGGTTCCTCTCGTAAGAAAATGCTCAGTAATCAACGAGTCATTATAGTCAATTTGTTGGTATATCTTAGTAAGATTAAAGAGTGACTCTTTACTTTCGTCTCTAAAAGCATGAGATTCAGTTTTGGGAAACTGACGATAAAACTCATTAAGGGCATCGGCGTCAGATTTTAAAGAAGAAACTTCATTATCCCAATAATCTAAGGCCCCAATTTTTATTAATCCCCCATCTATGCCTTCAATTTTTTCTTTCGGCGTATTAAAGACCGGCATCCCATACTTATCAATATATCCTTCAAAGTTCCACTCCATAGGGACAAATAAAGAATATAATCCACTTTTGGTTTGTCCATTACTATTGCGTTTAGTGATATCAGAGTCTTCAAAGAGTTTTTTGAAATTATCTCCTCCCTTATCTAAGGCATTAGATGTAGAACCCATCATACATTTGCCAATAATACGCGAACCAAGCCTTAAACATGTTTTGGTTACGCGCCAATTATTAAGAATATTGTCGGGGCGCATCCATTTGCCGCTTTCATCATGAATTAAAAGCTGAAGTTTCTCTCCATCATAGCTATTATCTGCCGTATTCTTCCAATCAATAGTAGTATCTAATCCATCTAAATCGTCATGAGCGATATCATACATATTACGCTTGGTAATTTTAGCCGCCGGTATTCTATACGCAAGTTCTGTTTTCGGTTTGTCCATACCATCTTGTATGGGACTAAAAAAGAAAGGGTAATTGCTTGATATGGGAACTATTTTGTCCGTAAACATCTTTTTTGCATCTGCTCCTGTCTTAGATAATACACCGATTCGTGAATCTTTTGCTAATGTAGCCGTATTAACTGCTTCTGAAGAGCCCATAAAAGAAAATCCTGACCGTCTAATTTTAAGATAACACATTCCAAAGCTACGCTCATCTGCCTTACATGCTTCCCAAAAAATAAAAAATAGACGATTGGCTTCTCTAAAATCGGGATAACCAACGTCTATCTTCGTCCACTGTAAATACATATAATGGGAACCCGTAAGATAAGTAGGAACGCCATTGTTCATAAACCAAAAACCTTCTTCACGTTTATTAAACTCCTCCTCGATATAATCTACCCATTGGGCCTTAAAGGCACTTGGCATCTCATTCCATTGAAAGATGGTTTTTATTTTACGTAAAGGCTTAGGTTCTTCTTTTCTTTCCCAATACTGTTCGGCTTTATGAGAAAGTATCCTTGAGGATACCTTTTTGGGGGCTGCGGGCAAGCCTATATTTAAGCCGCTAATATTATAAATCTCTCCAAGAGTACCATCTTTAGAGATAACAACAATGTCATATTTTTCATTATACCCATAAGTCCATGTGCGGCTCTTATTTTTGCGTGCAAGAACCGCATTAGGAATAATATTAGTGATTACTCCATAAAGTTTATTTTGACCTTCGTTCTGCAAATCCTTGTTTTATTTCTACATCACTACGCCCATTTATAGATAACTTAATGTTTTCGCGCTCTATTTCAATTCTATTAAGAATATCAAACGCATCAAAAATACAGAGCTTCTTCGTAGCGGCTGCATTCTTTAGTCGGTCAGCAGCCAAATCATCTTCAGGGTCAGGCTTAATAATATCTTCTTTAGCCACCTTAATAAGATGTTGCACCGCTTTTTCGCCGGCTTCGATAATCTTTAATTTTACCTCAGTTAATTCCATTTAATTTAATTGCAATGTTATTAGTAAACATTCTATAGAGCTTTTCTCCATCTACATTAAACTCATAATCAGCGTCAGGAGTATAGCATATAATATCGCCTACTTTTAAACCTAAATTTAACAATTCTTCGTTAATAAATCTAATCTTTCCCATTAAGGGTTCTTCATTGGTAAACTTGCTTAAGTAATAGTCTTGCTCTTTTATGGGTTCAATAAAACAATATTTAGAATGGGCCCTCCAATTATCATTTCGTTTATAAAGAAAAAATTGGTCTTCATCTACAAAAAACAAATCATCTTTTAAATAACTCCGACCACTGCGTTCACGCCCCCTCATATCATAATAATATTTAAATACATTGTGGTGGACTAAAAGGGTATCTCCCTTTTTAATTTCTCCTTTATAACCTACCGGTGTAGCAATTACCTGTGCATAGCGATTGGCAAAACGATGGTCTTCAGTATCGGTGCTAGTGATAACGTCCATTCCTGCAATATCTTTAGTGTTGTCATATCGCTTGCCTTTATTCGGTTTAATTATAAAATAAAAAGGAGACTGCATATTAATTTTCTTTTTTACTTTTTTGTGTTTGTTTATAGTCTAATAAAAAACCTATAAACACAATAATATTCATTCCTAATGAGGCTCCTATTTCATGGATGTCTTCAAATACATTTAATGATAAATGAATATGACCTACCATCCAAAAGGGGATAGCAAGATTTTGACTTATCCATATAAGAGTGAACTTAACAAAGTTCATTCTAAAAATTAATATTATATTCTATGGAAATAGGCATCGTCGCTTTGAATTCTTTCCATAAGCAAACTTCATTGCTTTTTTCAATCCAAATTTTTATAGTGTCTTCACGCTCATCATGTTGAATAAGATGAATTTCGTGTTCTCCTAATACCTTTTGTCCCACAATATAATGCATAGCACCTGATTTATAATCGGGCCCTATGGAGATTTTTCTAATATCCCCCATTAGATTTAATTTAATTTTAATAAACCATTGCTAGTGGTGCGGGACTTCCACCCGGTGGTGGCACTCCTGTTGCTCCAATAACATATATGTCTCCGGGAAGCAATCCTGCTGCAAGAGCCGCCGTATTATCGTTATATACGATTGTACCGGCTGCAATTAATGCACCGAACCCTCCTCCCATATTTATATGACGGATATAAGGCGATAAAGCAAACTCCGTATCTCTCTGTACGGTGGCTGCGGAACCAAGTGCTATTGACCTTGTAAATCCTCCCGGAGCCGCCATTCTCGCTCTAAATCCTATTCCTACACTTTCGCTTCCTACGGCGACGGGGCCTGTAAATGCATCTGTTCCAATACCAATAACGTCATCGCCTATTCCCGGAGATTGTAAAGACGTATATCCTATAGCTACTGCTCTTTCCCCGGTAGGTTGATTCATGCTTTCGTATCCAATAGCAATACATTGATTATTTCCTCCTTGCATCGCAAGGGTTCCAATCGCAATAGACTTATCCGTTGCCGTAGCCCCTAAAGACCGCCACCCAATCGCAATGTTTTCTCCCCCTGAATTGTTTTGTGCGGCAGAATTTCCTATCGCTATTGTATAAGGGCCGCTATTAGTTCTCATCGCATCTCTTCCAATCGCAACTGTGTCTGCACTAATTTGCGCTCCACTTTTTGCTCCTACACCAATCATTACACTATAGGAATCTACAACTAAGTTTTGACCCGCTCCATATCCTACCGCCACATTTCCTTTAGATAAATTACTTAATTGGTTTAGTGCCAAGCCACCCGCGGCAGTATTTAAGTCTCCATCAATAATACTTAATGCCGCATGCCCCACCGCAGTGTTGCCGTCAAGCATATTAAGAGCCCCCAACGTTCTATTTCCTAGCGACACATTTTGACTTGCATTAGTCTGTGACCCTTGAGACCTATATCCAATTGCACAATTGTCATTTCCGCTAACTAAATTATTTAGTGCGCTAATTCCTAAGCCTGTATTAAAATCTCCAAGCGCAATAGAATTTAAAGCTTGAAGTCCATATTGTAAGTTGGCGTCGCCTACAGGCATTCTCACATCTGCAATTAAGTTATTATCAATACGAGTTAACCCTCCACCTATTTGACCAAGTGATAATAATCCCGTTCCGGATTCATCATTAGTAATACTGTTAGACTCTACGGGTTGATTAAGAGCATTGCCATACCAAAATTTTGTGGCGGCTAAGTTTGGTTGGCCGTCGGGTAACCATTGGGTTCCAAGTCCTGCGCCTAAGCTTTTAAGAACATAGCCCGCAAGACCTTGCGACCCCACACTGTCAGTTATGTTTCCACTAAGAATAATGTTACTTGTAGTAAGGTCTCCCGCCATTATAATGTCTCCTGACCCAACTCCACCACCGCCCGCAGGGTTTAATTGCAGTTCAGTAACTCCATTATTTTGAAGTATAATGGAAGATGTCCCTACGCCAATTAAAGGAGCATTAGCCGTATTACCGGCATTTAACACTTCTTGTAATGTATCCACAGGGTCTAGTCCTGCGATATCTCCAAGTTTAAAGTTTTTGGTTTCTTTATCAGGAGTAGAGTTATCAGTTCCAATTACATAATCATCGTCTACAGGAGTTGCAAACGGATACGAGGTAGTATTACTTATCTTTCCCATTTTCTTTCTTAGTTATTTCGCCTGTATCCATATTTAATACAGAATCAGACCCATATTTTTCAATTAATTTCTTTTCTTCTACCCCAAACTTTTCTTTAATTGAACCAATATGCCTAATAACGTCGAGCTTTTGAAGCTCTAATTCGCCTAACGCCATTTTAGTTTTATTAAATTCCGAATGTAATGTTCTCATTGTTTGAAGTTCTTCTGTTGCTACTTTCATTTGATTAGATTTAATTAGTTTATTACAAAGATATTAAAATAATTTCAACAACTCTTTAAGTTCCGCAATCGTGATTACGCCACTTAACACCGCAACTAATAATATCACGGGTACTAAAGAGGATATAATTTCTAAATAAGGAATGCTTCCCGCAGGACTCTCCTGAGTCTCTTGCGTCGTTTTTGTAATAGCTCCGCCTAATGCAGCATTGTCTACCACTTTTAAAACTGTGCTTCCTACTTTCTTAAGATTCTTTTTAAGAATCAATTCTTTTAATAATTTCATCAGTATCATAAGTTTTCTTTTGAGCCTATACCCTGATATTCTGTTTTTGCATCAAATGATGGACATGCTTTTGAAGAAAAATCTCTATGTCCATAAACTTCTGCATCAGGATGTAATAACTTTAAGACTCTAATTAATAATTTTAAAGCTTCTTTCTGTTCGCATGTGCGAGTATCTTTTGGCGTTGTTCCATCTTGTTCTACTCCACCAATATAACAAATTCCAATCGACTTAGAATTATGACCTTTACAATGGGCTCCAATATCTTTAACAGGACGACCATACTCTATGATTCCATCAAGCAAGACTACATAATGGTATCCTATCATCCTCCATCCACGCTCTTTGTGCCACTTATCAATTGTGGCGGCATCTATATGTTGCCCCTCGCGGGTAGCAGAACAGTGGATTATAATTTCTTTTATATTTCTCATGGATTAGGAATTGGTTCTACCCAAGTATCACTAGCTACAAGCTCTAAACACTCAGCATGATTTAAAACACTATCGGGAGTTACGCTTCCATCTGTAATAAATATAGGAGTAACACTATATTTTATTATAAACTGCGTCTCTGCTAAATTCTTTCTTATCGTATCAGCACTTGTAGTTACTATTTCGTTGAAGTTTATTTTAGATAAATCCGCAATGGGAATTATAGCATAAGTAAATACATTAGTTCTTATAGGCATAGTTGGTAAGTTTAAGGAACATCAGAAACAAAATCAGTAGGAGCCATATTAACCATATTTAAACCGGGAGATGTTATATTTCCTACGTTGGGAATATTAGGAAAAAGGGCTCCATCGCCCATTCTGTACCACGCTTGTGGGGGAGTACCGGAAAAATCGGCTAAATTAGTTGGCGTTCCTCCATTATATAACTCGACAATTTCCGCAGGAGTTAAAGTAACATTCCATACCGCTACATTATTTAGAATAGTAGGAGCTATATAACCTGTAGTAACTGCTCCCTTTCCTACATATAACGGAACATTTCCTTGCACATTATTTGTGTGATTATCCCAATTACCCCCTACAGTATTAACCCAAACTCTAATTTGTTGTGGAGATGCTGCTCCTTGCCCATCAAAACTTCCCACAATATGATACCAATTCCCATCATTAATAGTACAGGGGGCTGCGGAATAGTGAGAATTGTAAGCGTTTATATAAAATCTCATTGTATTACTTACCCAATAAAATCCAAAACCATCAGTATTAGAAGGGTAAGTGGTTGAGCTTCCTATAATTGTATCAAAGGCTCCAACGGTACCATTAGCTTTTACCCAAAATGAGCAAGTCATTTGGTTAGTTATTCCCAACGTAGCATTAGTAGCTCCTGAATCCACAGAGTAAGCC